TAAACCGCTCTAAATTGAAGAAAGAGTCTGAAGTGTATCTGTAACCTGCATCAGAGAATATCTTGTCTATAACCGTCTTTGCGTACAAACATGGAATATGGTCATCTACTCTCCACTCTTTAGAGTTGTAGCCTTTAGTTGCTCTTTTAGGCAACATTTGAGAATAGGTGTAACCTCTGCCAAGTTCAAAAGGTGTCCCACTTGCTCCGTCATACCAAATAGAAGTATCCCAAGAATTAACGATGTTGGTCTTATTTAAAACGTGGTTGTATTCGCTGAAGTCAAGTTCTGATAACTTCTTGTCCTTGATGTTAGTGAATAGGTCAGCAGTCTCACCATGCACCGTGCAGTTGTATTCAATCTGATTTGTATCAGTTAAGACAACTTCTGTCAATCGCAAGAAGCCGACAAGCTGCTCCATGCCATGTGCAATTATTGTGCAATTTGCTTTCTTGTTTACCTTAAAATCAGATATCTGCTGAATGTTGCCTCCGATGGTAACTTTACCAACTTCAAAGAAAGCGTTAAAGAACTTGTTATTTACCTTTGTACCGGGAAGCGTAAAAGTCTTACTCCAATCTGATGAGCGTTTCTCTGGCTCTCGTAAATCGGAAATTTCCCGATTGATGAGTAGATTTAAATCATCGTTTACCTCTAACTGATAGCCTTCAGCTATTATTTCTATCATCTGCGTTGTGATTTATCGTTGTAAGAAATCTCTACTTCTAAAGTCAAATTAAACACCTTGTCGTTGACGTGGTATCTTCTCTCGTACTCGCTCGTTTTGATGTTAACCGCTTTAAGTGATCCGTCATACATCCAAACGTAAGTAGAGCCTATCAACTCTTTTAACCAATCTGCTTCTGCCTCTGTGATAAAGTCAGAGTTTAAAGTAAAGCGTGTAGTAGAGTCAGTATAAAAGTCTGTGTTATGGTGGTCTTGGTTGGTTGTCTGATATTCGACTGCTGTGTTATTTAGGGTGTATGGGTTGCGTTTATATGACTTCCGATTGTAGGTAAGATTCTGTCTCTTGATCATCGAGAATCTGAATGACTCAACACCGCCTAACTTGTTAAGGAAGTACAAATCTACATCACCATATTTAGAACACCGCTCATCAATCGTTATTGTATAGGCAGTTCCGATTGTGGCGTTTGAGCTGTTCTTTGGTGTAATGGTGTATGACTTCGTGCCGTTAGGAATACCGCCTGGAATATTAGAACCAATAGGGAAACGAGTAATGTCTTGAGCCGTTCCATTAATCGTAGTACTACCGCTTGGAGAAAAACTAACATCCAAATGGTGAAGAGTACCAGCGTGTAAAGCGTAGAGCCAATCTTTTTGGTCAATGTGTATTCTTTTATTAAAGTTGTGTGTAAGGAATTTAGCCGTTGAGCCTGTACCCATTAAATAATCTGACTCTGCAAAGGTCAAGAACTCTTCAGGAGATAACGCAGCGTTCCAAACTTTTCTTGCTGATTCCGAAGTTACTCCCGTAGACAAGATGATGTCAGTAGTTGCACCTGTGCTATACTCATATCCGAAACGTGCTTGGTATCTAAAGACTGAATTTGTGCATCCACTTGCTGCACTATCAGAGTAGTTCCAATCGTAGGTAACATAGTTCTCAAGTACTCTGCTGATGTTAAAGACTCCCTTATTAGTGCTACCGAAGTAGATAGGTGCTTTTAGCATTGTGATATTGCCAGAAGCGTTTGAGTCAACGATTACCGTATTAAACTTGAAGTTGAACTGCGAGTAAGTACCTGAAGCACTCTCTGAAACTACATAGATGTTGTCGTTATATGCAGGTAAAAAACTGATTCCCGAAGCAGGTTGATGCTTAAATGATAAAGCCATACAATTATAAATAACAATAGTAGTAAAGTGTCCTAAATCAACTCATTTAGACAAGCACAGACATAAGCTTCAAATCCTTGCCCTGCTGCCTTCTCTAATCTCTTCTGCTGCTCTTTCTTAATTGTCGTGTGAAAGGCTAACGTATTTAAGAACTCAATCAACGGCATTTCTAATATCTTATCCCACTCTGCTCTTCGTCCACCTGCTAACTTATCTATGAGTGTAAGCCATCCAAATGCGTCTGCACTTCCTTCTCCTTCTCCTTCAAATAAGTTAGGGTAGCGTCTAATAACTTGGGAAAGAGAGTCGAAAAAAAAAGAGCGTAAGTATAAAACTTGACAAATGGAAGTGATTTGTAAGCCTCTACCTTTACTTCGTAGTCATCTTTTACTCTCCGCCCAAAAATATTAACACGATACGATAAACACGCAATAATTTCAGGAAGCACCTCGATTACATCTTTTTTGCTCAACTCTTGGAGTTCGATGAAATGATGAGCGTTCATCTCTTGAGCGTTCTTGACTAAACGATAGCGTTTACCTTGATGCTTGAACTTAAACTTCAATGGTGACTTGGGGATGCGTTCTAAAAAGGTGAGGTCTACTTTTCTTAACTCGTCAAGAGTCCAAGTTTCAACGTGTTCGTACGGCAACTCTTTCAGAATGCTGACAATCTGTGCTGTTCGTTCTATGGGGTTATTTGTGTCAACTTGGTTTATCAGTTGCAGTTTTTCTATTGTTATGTCGTTCCAATTAAGCATAAAAAAATACTCCTTTTTTGTTATGTTGTTTACAATCCCAAGCAAGAGCCAAAGACATAACGCAGTCATCGTGTAGACCTTGTGGTGCTGTGTATCTTACTCCCGTTCGGGTATATTCAAATTCAAAGTTACGCATTTCGTCTGTTATATTCCCATCAGGGAAGAATATCTGCTGCTGCTGTACTGCTACTACCAAGCCTTCGATAAGTTGTTGTTTGCTTTGAGATGTAAATTTAAAGCCTTGTACTCTTGGATGATTTCTTTGTAGTTGTTCTACTATCGGATCACCTACACCAGTACTATCTATGTACGCAGGTGTGTTACCTATTGTCTTGACGATTTTTGTCAAAGTTTGAGACCAATCCATTTGAAACCTATCAAAGTAACATACTTGACCACTATCGTTTAAACCTATGATAACCGTCCAATCCGTATACTTGGCTAAATCTATGCCGTATGCTACAGGTATACCCGAAGAGGTACTTATAATGCACTTTTCAATGTTATCGTACCCGAAAGGGTTTGAGTTATCGTCAGCAGGTTCTGCAAGGTACAATTCTTTGAAGATATGTGACGGAAGATCTCGTTTAGCTTGTTCTATTTCCTCTGGTTCAATGATGCCTTCTTTGGCTGCATCGTAAGCGGTTATTTTAAAGTACTCGTGGTTAGGCTCTCCTGCTTTGGCTCTTTCACCCAATTTGTAAAACCAATTCTTTTTACCTTTGACGTTACCGATTAGTTTGCACTTCCCTTGAGTAGCAGTTAAGGTTGAACGTAGTGCATACCAACTATCTTCTCTTGCTCTGGATGCTTCATCAAACACAGCAGCGTAAACATCGTCTCCGTATAAATTGTCAGGCTTTTCTGCTGACTTAAATTCTATCCGTGAGCCTAATGGAGTAGTTAGAACGAGTTTAGATTCGTTAGAGTGAAAGAAGTTCTTTTCATTGACTTGAGCCTTCATCCTTCTGAAAGCTATCTCCGCTTGTTGGTATACCGGTGCAACCCACCACACCGCTTGGTTTTCTTTTAGCGTTAAGGCTTGTTCAAATAGCCAAATGATATGTGATGCAGTCTTACCTGTTTTAGTTGATGCAGCAGTTATCGTATATCGTGCAGGACTATCAAGGATTGCCTTTTGATATGAGGTCAAATATGGTCTCTTGTAGTTTATCTGCATTAGAACAATTCTGTTTGTTTGAAATCGTATGATGTTAATTCGTTACACCAAATTGCTTCTGTAGTTTTATGCATTGAACCTTGAAATTCAACCATTGGATTAAAAGGTAGCCAATTTGCTTTAGTATTTTCGCAAACTATAACTTGACCATTTCTGTTCTTGCACCACTCTCCAAGATATTTAAAATCTATTTTTTTATTACTTTCTATATAATATTCTCCACCATACTGATATGGAGGGTCAATAAACCAAGTGGCTTTCTTATTTTGAATATCTTGATATGTCCCTTGTTTTATTTCCCAATGTTTTATCTTAAATAAATTTTCATATATATTTTTCTTTTTTGTTTCTATATTACCATTTGCAACAAATTTGCTAACTGTTTTTCTTGGTGAATTTACGCCATTTTGAACTATAAATCCCATAAGCCAAAACTGCTCATCACAATCAAACATATCTCTATTTATCGTTTGACCTAATTTTAAAGATGGTAGTTTTTTTATATCAATAATACTACATTGTTGCAACCATTTCCAAATTCTCACTAATTTTTCATATTTGTCAACAAGCAAAACATCTTTTTCAAAATATTTTAAACTGTATTTAGCACTACCTGCAAAAGGCTCAATTATCAAATCACATTTAGGTTTAGGATAATATTGAACTAATTTACTTTTACTCCCGTAATAACTCCACATATTTTATCTGCATGAATTTTTCCGTTATTTACCTACTACTTTTTCAATAAACTCTAACCTTGTTTTGTTAATGCTCTGGATGTTGTGATGCTCGTTGCAGTATACGTGATTAATCTTTCCTACCTCTTTAGATTTGCCCGATTTCATTAACTGCTCTAAAGGAGTTTTCCAATCATTATTTGTAACAAAAAACACACCTAAATTGTTACGATGGTTTGTGTAGGGTTCTACCGATGAAACCAATATAGGCAAACTATAAGCGGCAGCCTCAACTATTTTCAGCTCTGACTTGTATCTGTTGAAATGCTGATTAGTCAAAGGTGCAAGTGCAATGTCCATTTCAGCATAAAACTTGCCGTATGCAGCAGGGTTAGTTCCTTCTCTTCTGATGAACCAATCAGGGCGGTCTTTTTGTTTGCGTCCTGTGATAGCCTCTTCCATTGTTGCCCATAGTCTACTATTCTCGTGGTGACCTCCCATTAAGAACTTGTAGCCGTATTTCTCGCAAAGTGGTGCAATCTGTCCACTTAATAACTTTAAGTCCTCAACGTGGCTTATACCACCTATCCAGCCTATTGTCGGTTCGTGCTGCTCATAACCCATCCATTGCTCTTGAGTGAAATCTAAAGCGTTGGGTGCAATGCAGATGTTTTCTCCTTTATAAAATTCAGTTACCTTATCCGCAAGTTGAGGAGTTGTGACCATTACCCCATCGGCATATGTCAAAGCGTTTTTAACGCCATCCTTGATATACGCTCTGTAGAACTTGTAAGCAGGGTTGTACTTTGGTAGCACCCAGTAATCGTCCAAGTCAACTATGTAAGGAACTTTGAGTTTTGCAAGGATTGGCAGAATGTTGTATTGGTATCTACCAAGCCATCGATTGAAGATTACAACATCATACTTCTGAAAGTCCATGTTTACCCAATCATTCTGATCGTGGCTCACGTCAACCTCAACTCCCAAATCTAACTGCAAACGAACATAGGGAGTGTATAGCCTATGAAAGCTCACCCCCGTATATCCGTCAAACAAACAAAGTATCCTCATCAGAAAGGCATATCGTTTTTAGGCTTTGGCAAAGCGACAAAGTGTGTTGCCTTGCTCTTCTCATTAGGTAGTTTCAATTTACCTACTCTTACTTTTACGTCACCGTACTTGTTAATCTCTAACTCACCGCTTTTGATTGCAGCGTTTAATTTCTCGATGTTGATTGTTACGTTAAGACCGTACTGGTCTTCCCAAGCATTTCCTAAATATATTGTCATAGTTTTTATCATTTTGTTGATCCCGACAAGATGATCATAGTTTTTCTATTTCTTTTTTTACTTCAGTCCAATAGTAGTAATCGGTTGTTTCGATTAGTTCTTTTACAGCAATCAATGCACATTGTTTCTCAAACTCGCATTTGCTTAAATCTATGCTATCAACATAGCCGTCTATTCTTGCGTATGCAGATACTAATTCAATGGCTTTCTCTTGTGGACTCATTCTAAATTTAATGTTACGTTTATTACTTTAGCTTCTACGGTTGCTTCTACGCTTTCCTTTGGCTTACCGAATACTCTTGATAATAAAGTGTCCATAGAATAGAGAGAGCCTTTCTC